GGCGTGCAGGCCTCCATCCTGGTGGCGGGCGACGACCTTCTCGTAGCGTGCTACGACGCGGTTAAGGTCGACACCGTCACGGCTCTCGAGCGCGAGTATGGAATCACGCCCGAAGCGCGCGTGTTCGAGGATTACCAGCAAGTCACCTTCATCTCCGGCATGTGGATCGGGGATGGAGGCCGCGTCGGTTTCGTGCCCCTTCCAGGACGTCTGTTCGCCCGTTTGTGGTGGACGGTGTCCCCGCCTTCATTGCGGAAGATGGAGCCGTACCGGCGCGGGGTAGCGCGCGGTTTAACCCCCGTGGCAGGGGACATACCGCTTGTGCGCCGCCTGCTCACTGCCTTTGACACGCAAGGCGTAGCGATTGCCACAGACAAGGGCCGAGCCTTTCGGGGCTCACAGTACACATTCAGTGACGGGATCTGGGTCGCTATGGAACGACGTTACGGGTTGACCGCCCAAGCCATCGCGGATTGCGAGGCTTGGCTCGAGTCTTTGCCCGCTGAACCGCTCGTCCTGAAGCACCCCGTCCTCGATCGTTTGATGGAAGTGGACCTTGCCGACATTGCCGTTCGCGGCGATGGCGTGTGGTGAGAGCAGCGCCCGGGCCAAAACCATTCACGTGGACTTTTATAGCACAACATGCCGAGATCTCGTCGTTCAGAACCAGAGCGTGGTAGTGGCGGACATGGGTCGATTGAGGCCGACATCCACCGAAAGTTGGCTCAGCTGGGTTTGTCCCAGCCGGGCCGCGATTGGTTGATGCGAGCGCTCCACCCAGCTAGTGAGAAGCGTTCACCGGGATTACCTGATGAGTCGTCTTCGTACGTGTTGCGTCCCGATTTTAGAATTGTGGATACTATAAGTGGACCGATAGGAGGCGGTGGGCAGTGGGATTGCTATATGTGGATGCCACCAGGCGACTGCAATTCCCTCTACTGGGCGACGGCGCCCAGCCCAGCGGATTTTTCGACGCAGGCCCCGCCTGACTTTGCACAGGTGGGAGTGATCAGGTTGCAAGAAACGAATACGACGAGCGATAGTACTCGCCCGTATAATGCGCAGTTCGGTGCACAGGCTTTCCAGTATTTGACCAACGTCCCGTCATTGCGGGCGTCGGCATTTCGCCACCAATTTAAGTCTGTCACCATCGAACAAATTGCGTCTGCTGTCTCCGACCAAGGTCAAGTCTACGCCGCGCAGTTTGCCCCGGCACTACGCACTTCCGGTATGGTTGTGACCACGGGTTACAACTCCGGGGTGCCTTTCCCACCACCGGCCGACCCCGGCACTTACTACGGCTTAATAGCCGAGCAGTACACGACGATTCTCCCCGTTGATGAGCGCGCTCTCTCAAGAATGAATCCCGACTTCTACCAAGCTCCTTCGCGTGAAGGTGTGTACATGCCGATGAGACTGTCAGGTCCATCACAACCCTTTGTTCGGTCAGTGACGTCCGAC